ATACATAGAGTTAACTTGGTTCTCAGTGCCTAGCTTTAGGTCAGGTACATAGTGACGCTCCACATAGTAGGCCAGTTTATCCGGCTCGTATATATGTGGAACGCCACGCTCGTTTAGGTCAGAGATGACTCGTTCCTCAAAAGTCCCCTTCGGCATCCGCATCTACCTGATTGTCGTCAAACACATCTTCTGACGCATCATCTTTAGCTACGGCTTCCGCTACGAAACCATCCTCCTCATCAAACATACCAGCACCGTTACCATACTCAACAAGTTCCAGCACCTGTACGCCTACCAGTCGGAAGGATACACCAACCTGTTTGGTTGACTGCATCATGTATGGTACTAGGTCAACAGCCATCTTGACAGTAGACCCATTACCAATCAGCACATCCTTGATGGGATTACGCTTGGCATCCATCACAACAGGCGGTGAACCTGTCCATGCTGTACCATCCTTACGAGTACCGCCAGCGTTCTTCTTAGCCTTGAATACTAGGTTGCCAGTCTCGTCACCGTTGTCGTCTAACTCAGGTGCGTATGGCTTGCGGATGGACAGGCTTGCCTTTAACTTAGGGTTTGCCTTGACGTGCTTGTTAAACTCTGCATCACAGATATTATCAAGCTGTTCACACACGCTTGCCGCCTCGTCCTCAGGGACAATTAGGTCAATGGAATACACACCAGCAGGATTGAATTTGGTATCAGGTGTGAACACCTTTGCCCAACTTGCAGACCCTTTGATGATAATCCGTTCTAGTTTCTTTTCCATTCAATACTCCAATCGTTAGTTAGTAATGGCTAGAGGGTAACTTTAGAAAACTATGCAAAGAAGTAAGGGGATTCCAATACCCTCTGCAAGTCTAGAGTTCCACTAGTAGGTGGATGTGGTAGGTCACTCGTACCTAACACGTTCATTGCATGAGTACGCAGTTCGTCTAAGACATCATGCTCCTCATACATCTTAACAAACTCCTCTCTCAGTATCTCAGACAGCAGTGGCATCATAGTAGTATGTGTTCCATAACTATCATGAACCATAGCGTAGTCTTTAATACCATAGCCAGAAGCCTTGTTAATAGTCTTGGTCATGGCGGCAGCATCCAAACTGTGTATAAAGTTAGGGCTACTACCAAGTCCAGTTCTTCTCTTGTTTACACTATTCTCCTTGTCTTGTAAATAGGTAAGTGTAAGTATCTCACCACTCAGGTGTGTCTTTATTCTCTTCTTCTGTGTCTGGTTGTATTGTTGTAGTACCAGCCAGCCAGTAGGTGTTATCCATTCCATGTACTTGTTCTGCTCTGCGTATGCCTCACCTATCTCTTTGACGTAGGCCATGACACTTGAGGCCGCCTGAATAACATCAGCGATAGCTTCCCACACATACTTAGCAAGGTAGGAACTAGCCTCGAAGCAGTCATCACCAAAGATGTTCTCCTCACCAGCATGTATGCGTTCCTTCATAGCCTCCTGTATGTAGGCACGACAGGCGTGACGTGTACCAGAGTAGGGTACAATCATGACAGGTCTCTTGGTTAGCTTACGATTGATACCAAAGGCTAGACACTTCCGTGCTAGTTCAGTGTCATCCTGTTTAAGCTTTACCACAGTTTCATCAGCTACCTGTTGGTATATGTCCTGAGGACTGTCCGTTGGTACAAGGTTAGTGGCATACCCACCACGCTCATCCCTAAGGATGGCTGACAGGTGTTGTAGGCCGTTACAGCTACCATCTACAGCCACAGGTAGCGTGGACTCATAGCCCCAGCCCTGCCTGTTCAGTGCGGCAAACTCAAAACACCACGCAAGAAACTGGAAGGGCTTGTCTGCCTCAGTCCACAACGTGTAGTCGTAAGGGTTGGCTACAATCCTGTTGACCTCATCAACAAAGTTCCAAGCCCATGTCTCACGCTGGTCTAGTGTTACCTTGTCGTTACCGTACAGGTTAGCACCATGTATACACAACCACCTAGCATCATCCCAGTTCTTGATAGGCATGCTGTAGGTGAACCGCATCAGGGACTTAGACCAGTCAGCCCCCTGTGGTGACATGAATGTACTGCTTGCATACTTGCGTGAGCGAAAGTCATTCTGCCACACATAGAAGAACTCCTCATACTGGTTGTAGTCCTTAGCTACCTGTAGTGTACGCTCAACCTGAACACGCTTGCTGATTGTCCTGTTGTTGGTTGAGTATATCTCATTGCGTCTGCGTGACCAGATGCGGAAGGCTTCCCTGTCCTCATCCGACAAGTCCTTAGGGTCTCTGTCAAATGGGTAGTCAGGTAGCGGTATGTCCTCTCTGGCTGGTAGTCCTGCCCATGCCTGACCACCCTCCCACAGGTTAGTCATGACCTCAAGCAACTCCCGATTGATACTCCATGATGTACCCTGCAGTGCGTTGAGACAGGTGTACTCTTGTGATAAGTCTAGACTAGATAACCTTCTCAGGTGATACTTTAAACTCATGCTCTCCTCACTATCGGTAGTTCATCTATCAGTTTACCATAGTACCCACCACCTGTAACGTCTGTCCATTCCTTTGGAGTTATGATACATGGTGCATACATAGGCTTGGATGACTCTGCTATATCATTAAAAGCCTTGACCCATTCCTCTGTTCCCTTCGTTGCTTTGACGTGGTTGACTGTCTTTGTGGTTGATACTACTTCCTTCGTCAGACTTATGATACCTGTTGTCCTGATTATGACATCAACCATCCTCAGTCCGACATGAATACGCTCTGTCTTCTGCCACTCAGTAGACTGGTATCCATCCTTGTTCATCTTGTGGGTTAGACCAAACCGTCTGGCTGTCTGTCCCTTCTTCATAGCCACCTTGATAGTATTCTCTGCGACTGAACCCTCAGAGTTTATCCATCTGTCTAGTCTGTCCTGTATCTCTACGTTAGCACCAATAGTTCGGGCAACGTGTAGCAGTACAGTCTTCTTAGACAGGCTGTCAACCAGTGACACACAGGCTATGTAGGCCACCTGTGCCGCATCCATGTCCTTGATAAGTCCGTATGTGATGTCACGGTTAGACTTAGGGTTAGTCTGTATGTCCCTCACGCCCTCCGTAACAGCGTCTACGATCTGCGATAGTATAACCCTACCATGCTTTGTTTGTCCCTCTCTGTTGCTCTGTATAGCCGCATCTAGAGCCTTTCTAAATCGGTGGATACCACCAGTCATCATGTCTGCTTCTAGTTCAAGCTGATTTTCTAAAGTTACGCTCATAGAGAGAACCCCCTGTTACATACTATAAGATAGATAACCAATGCAGGGCAACACTAGTAGTAGAATAAAGCCTAACATCTGCAATGGTACAGCATCATCAAGGTCTGTTAGTGTTCCAATAAGACAGGCACACAGCATAAAGATAATAGGTATCCATATAAACAATTCCATTAGTCTTCTCCATAGGTAAATACTCGTTCTAGTTCTTCTCGTGTGTAGTAGGTGTGATAGTTCAATGGTTCTTCTGACCACTGAGTGTTACAGCCAGAGCAGTACCATTCTACCTTGTCATCTACTGCATACAATGCTTCTGCTTCTCCGTCATTACAGTGACGACAGACTGCTGTTGCCATGCTCATGCCCTACCCTGCTCCCTTACCTTCATTACCTTACCATCCATAAAGCCTGACTTGTACTTCACATGGTACTGTGCTTGTTTGTCCTTGTTGTACTGGTTGTCATAGTCACCAGTGTGATACCCTGCATAGTAGCCTAACACATAGGCATCATCATACTTATTTCTTTCTTTTTGCATTGGTCTTCTCCTCTTCTAAAATAAAGTCCATGTACCACTGTGGATTACCATCATTATCTTTCTGTGGGAGTATACCAAACTCTTGCCTTAAAGTCCACAGACAATCATCAAGATTCCTAATATCTGTCAGGTTAATATCGTGTGCTTCTGCTATGCTTGTTGACATTCTGTTAAGGTCATTGAATATCTTCAGCATCTTTTCTCTGGTGTTACTCATAGTCCTAGTTCCTTCCTTCTAACTTCTGGGTTGTAAAACTCTCTGTACTCCATGCGTGGCATGTCTGCCCTGCCGCATGGCTTGCCAAAGACTGCCTCATATTCTTTCTCTAGCATCCTGTCGGATACTCTTGCTGTGTGTCCGTTTGGTGCATCCCTCTGTTTAGTATACAGGTCAGCCTTAACAGACCATGTCTTAAACTCTAGACCATTCCCATTCCAGTCATGATCCATAGCTATGCGTTCGCACATCTCAACACACTGTTCGTATGACCTAGAGTTCTTTTGGCTTGGTTGCACTTTTACTCTCCTTCAAAAACCATTGCTTGCTAGTGTCCGTGTTCCAGAAGCCGCCTTCATTGAGGTAGCATTCAGAGACCACGCATACTTCCGACTCTGCACCCTCTTCCTTCCAGACGCACAGATCAAACATCCGCTCACCGACTTGGATGCCATACCACTGATTGTCCTCGTCACGCCCACTATGCTCGTTCTGGATGTGGGCATCCGTTTCATAGTACGCAGTCAGGTATCCCTTCTCGTAGTCGGATAATCGCAGTTCTTCTCTATTCATCAGTCTGTTCCTCCTCTATGCTAAAGCATACTACAACATGCCCTTCATCCTCATCAGATATAAACCAGTCATGCCTACTAGGTAGTAGTTTTTCTAGTGCTTCTAGTAATTGCTTTCTAGTCATTATAGCATATCCTTCCTGTTCTGACTAGCAGTATGTTCAACATGACAGTCAAAGCATACCACCCTACACTTCCTCATCTCATCTATAAGTCTTTTAAGATTACCTGTTGCTAGGTTTCCAATGTTTGCTACCTTATCCGTTGGGTTTATATGGTCTAGCTGTAACATAAACGGATGGCTGGGCTTAACACCACACACACTGCACCCATTATGTAACTTGTACTTGTTAATCCAGTGCTTGCGTCTAGTCCTCTTGTGTCTGTTTCTAACTAGTCTAAGTTGTTCATGCTTGGCAAATGCCTCAGGCTTACGCCATTCTAACTTACCATCAGACCTGATGCCATGTAGTATCCTACCATCAGTCCTGACATGACCACGGAAGATTGTTTTGTTGTAGTCTTCTACTGTGTAGTCAGCCATCAGTCTTCCTTCCCTTCTTGTCATACTTGTGTAGCTGTAGTTTCAGCCATTGTACCACGGACATATTGTGCTGGTCAACAGGTAATTCATCTAGGATAGTCTGTAAGACCTTCTGATGTAGTAAGTCCACGCTACTCAGCATCATTGTCCACCACTAACTTGATAGCCTTGTCAAAGTCTAGCCCTGTGTCTTCCTCTGGTTCAAAGACTATTTCTAGTTCGTCCTCATCCTCAAAGAAGAAGGTTAGTGTCATGTCCATACCATCATCATCATCTAGTTGATAGTCCACCGGACAGGTGTCCAGCCATTCCCAGAAATCCATGCGTCTACTCATTGTCCTGTTCCTTTATCTCAAGTTTTTCATTATAACAATCATGACAATACATATCTTCATCATCATAGATTACCGCATTATGCTGATCACATCCTGAACATTTACTCATTTTCCTGCTTCCTTCCTAGCTAATGTTGTGTAGTCTGCGCCATGCCACCCAAGTGATAGCTTGCATCTCATAGGCTTTCATACCATACTCAGTAGCTACCTTCCGATATTCATCCTGAAGAAACTGGTATTCCTTCTTACCAATATTAGTCTTGTCATTGGTTAGCCCGACACGCTCACCATAGTATATATTCCTAGCATGCCCATCAATGGTGCAGGTATCCTCACCCATGATATTCTCAAAGAAGCATACAATCTTCTGTCCATTGAGTAGTGTCTTGGTAGCACCATACAATGGCATGGTTTCAAGAATAGTCCATGCCTTTTCCTTCATCTTGTTATAGGTACTTACCTTAACGCTTTCCATGTGATCACCATTGATAAACGCCTGTATCAGATCATGACCATTGGTGATATTCCTGTCCCACTTGTTATTTGGTGACAGTGCCGCAACAACACCCACCACGATATATAGCGGCATGTCAAACTTGCGTGCAATCTTTAGACACTCAGTATTTGCTACCTTGTACCATGTGAAGCCATGTTTACGTTCATCAGGCGTGGATAGCTCATAGATTGTTTTGATGTTAAGTAATGTCATTGTTCTACCTTTCTGACTGTTTACAGGATACAACGATAATTAATACCGTTGCACCTGTCAAGGCTAATATGTTCTAGTGATGTCACGAACACCACCAAACTGACGCTTGCTGAATAAAGGAACAGATAGATATCTGCTGGTCTTGCCTAAATGAAGTCCAGTAAAGGTACTACCAAAGGATAGCCCGTACCTGTTCTTTACTACACGCTTGCGCTTGCCATAGACTGCTACTGTTTTTCCGAAAAGTTTTGTTGTGAAGGTTTTCATTAGTATACTCCTACTAGCTAGACGGATACACCATTGCATCCTGTAAGCAGTCAGAAGGACTGAC